AGGCCCTGATCCTCCTACACCTTTTTGTATTCTAAAAGTATTACCATCTGCATTGAAACCAAAAGAATCAGTACCTTGTGCATCTAAAAATTGAACACCCGGATATTGAGCTTGAATCGTTACAGGAAATACACTATTTAAACTTGTAGTCCCGATACCTAGTTTTCCTGTTGTAACTACATTTTGTGATCCAAAGTCAGGAGATATCTTAGTTCCAGCTATTGCAGCACTTGAGTTAACGTCTGCGTTTACGATTGTACCATTTACTATGTCTGCTGATTCGATTGTTAAGTTTCCAGAAACGTTTGAATCTGTAACTTTTACGTCTGAAGGTAATGTGCCGGCAGCAATTTTACCAACTGCTATGGAATCTGTACCTAATCTACCAGCAATAGATGCGGAGGATACGTTAGCCATATCCTCTGCTGCTACTGGATGACCTCCAGCAGTTGAGCCGTCGTGTACAACAAGAGTTTCCTTGTCTGTATCTACAGTAACTTCGCCTTCGGCTCCAGTAAAGCTACTATGTTGCGAGGTAGTTCCTCGTCTTAATTTTAATAATTTTGCCATTATGCGATTGATCCGAAGTCAAGAGTTAAGTTAGTTGTTGTTATCACGTTAGGAGCGATAGTCTGTCCGGATATTAGAGCTACAATTTCGCTAGCAGTTTGATCTGCGGTAGCACTAGCCTCTATACCATTAAGTTTGCTGTGGTCAGCATCTGTAAATACATTACTATCAGAAGCTGATTCTACAAGTGTACGAATCTCAGCAGCTGTTTGGTCGGCTGTAGCTGACGCTTCAATACCATCTAATTTACTACCATCAGTAGCTACATCTCTGCCATCAACTGTTCCAGATACTACAATGTTTCCTGTAGCACTTATGCCGGTAGATGTAATCTCTAATTTTGTATTACCTTGATCTTGTAATTTAAGATTACCAGCACCAGACGCATTGATAACTGAGTCATTAGTATCGTGAAATATCTGTAAATCTGAGTCTGTACCAAACTTAGCTTTTATGTTATCATTGTATCTATTGTCTCCAGTGAACACACTACCTGATATCTGAGATAAGTTACCAGTAGCTGTAACACCACCTTGCCATTGTGTACCATTATAAACTCTTAACTCATTAGCTGATGTATTGAAGAATAAATCTCCTACATCTAAACTAGTTGTTGGGTTACTAGATCCGATACGGTATCTGTTTGCAAAGGTATTTACGTCAGCAACATTACTAGCAACAGTGTTAATGTTTGTTGCGTTTGATACAACACTATTAATATTAGACGCATTAGAAACCGCAGCATTTATATTAGATGCGTTAGATACAGCACTATTTATATTACTAGCATTGCCTGCTACAGCAGTTACGTTTGATGCAATACCAGCTACAGTTGTAACGTTAGCTGAAATGCCAGCGACTGTGGTTATATTACTAGATATGTCAGCCAGTGTGTCCATATCAGACACGATTGCTGAAGTAGCTAAAGTATTCATGTCAGCTACAACATCAGTAGTACCAAGTATCGCTAAGTCTGCAACTGCATCAGCTGTACCTAATCTACCTATTTCAGTAGCTTTGGCTGCAACAGCACCTATGTCTGTGGCATCAGCAGCTACTGCATTAATATTAGTAGCATTCCCTGCAACAGCAGTGATATTAGAAGCGTTTGCAACAGCAGCGTTTATATTGGAAGCATTGCTGACCGCACTGTTAATGTTGCTAGCATTGCTGACTGCACTGTTAATATTACTAGCGTTGCCTGCTACAGCAGTTACATTGCTAGCTATACCAGCTACAGTAGTCACGTTACCAGATATACCAGCTACGGTTGTAATGTTACTTGATATGTCAGCTAGTGTATCCATATCGGAAACAATAGCATTTGTACCTAGTATTGCTAAATCAGCCACAGCATCAGCAGTACCAAGCCTACCTATCTCTGTTGCTTTACCAGCTACAGCTCCTATGTCAGTTGCGTCTGCTGCAACAGCATTGATGTTAGTTGCATTGCCAGCTACTGCTGTGACATTAGATGCAATACCAGCAACTGTAGTAACATTAGCACTAATACCTTCTACAGTATTTAAGTTGTTTATGTTATCAGCTACAGTCTGTACTTTAGTTATATCATCAGAAACTGTTTTAAGTGGGTCATCTTTAACAGTTATGGTATTACCCATAGCGTTACCATGCACACTACAGTAATATCTAAAACCTGTAGGTTGTGACTCTGGTATTTTAATTGATACCTTAGCACCAGCATTACCAGCTGTGCCTGTAACTGTTACGTCTGTAGTATACGAACCTGAGTCTGTTTTAAAAACTAGAGGATGTCCACTATTACTGCTATCACTTAGATCGAAAGTATATGTCCAACCTTTATATAATGTAAGAGCCTTAGCAGGGTTTGATGTATCGCCATCTAGGACATATTTATTACCACCAGAGTTTACAACTGTAGTAGTAAATGTTATTTCATCTTCTAATACATCAGCAACTATATCAAGAGATCCGTTAGAACTACCTGTAGTTACTGCGTCTGTAATAAGACCTAAATCTTCGCTAAATGTGATAGCACCAGAAACGATAGCTATGTCTGCTAGAACTTGTTGTGTAGGTGTTACGGCTGCAAATGCACTACCATCATACACCTTTACATTATCATTACTTGTATCAAACCATAAGTCACCTTCTGCTAGTGACGAGCCGTCAGCCCTTTGTGAAGGTGCGTTAGCACTGATTTGGTATAGATCAGCAAAGTTATTTATATCAACTACGTTTGCACCAGCTGCAACAATATTAGTTATGTTATTTGCAACTGTTGTAACTTCTGTAGCTTTAGGTACAAGCCTATGAAAAGTATATGTGTGTAGTGTACTTGTAGATTCTACCAAAAATCCAAAGCCCGAAGGTATAGCAGAAGGGACACCAGTTATAGTAATATTAGCGTTATTCGCTACGTTACCATTAACTATTGTAAGTGTTGTGCCACTAGGGGTTAGTGTACCACTTGCAGCTTGTATACTTAGTATAGCTGCTTGTCCTGTTGCTCCTTGCGGGTTCTCGTTAGGAAAATGCTGTTCGCTATCAATAGCTGTAAAACCACCAACCTCGTCAATAAGGTCAATAATCCTAGCATTAATAGCAGCTGTAGTAGCTACGAATGAGTCAGAGTTACTCCAAGTCATTCCACTGTTAATATTTTCAGTAGAATCTTGCCTTAAAAATCTATCTTCAGCTTCTTGTTCTGTATAGTACCTAGCATCTAGTGCACCATTGTTTAGCTCAGTTTCTGTATAGTATAAGTTATTTAACTGACCATTATTTAGTTCAGTTTCAGTGTAGTAAAGATTATTAAGTTGACCATTATTTAGTTCAGTTTCAGTGTAATATAAATTATTCAACTGACCGCCGTCTAATTCAGCTTCTGTGTAATATCTATTATCTAGTGTACCTGTTGCTATTTCAGAATCAGTAACAGCATTAGCTTGTATATGTTCAGCTCCTATAGCATCATCAGCTATCTTAGTGCCGTCTACAATGTCAGCTGCTAAATGAGATCTGTCTATAGATCCGTCTACGTAGTGCTCAGAGTTTATAGCATTATCTTGTATATTATCTGAGTCTATACAGTCATTAGATAAATGTTGATGATCTATCGACCCATCTACATAATGCTCAGAATCTATTTGGTCATCAGCTATAAGTGCATTAGTTATTTGGTTAGTGCCAATATCAGCTGTTTGGATAGATCCGTTGACAATGTTATCAGAGTTTACTGTTATATCTGTAGGTAATGCACCACTACCTAGCTTTTCCATAGTTACATTGTCATTTAATATTTTGACTGTTGTAACTGCGTTTGATCCAATAGCTGTGGCATCTACTGACCCCGGTGCGTAGTGCTCAGTGTCAATAGAATCGGCTGCTAAGTGTTCAGAGTCAACTGCATCGTCTGCAATCTTAGTACCATCAATAGCATCTGCTTCTATTTTAGATCTGGTAACTTCACCATCTTCTAGATCTTGTCTTGATATTGGTTGATCGTGTCGTTCTTGTATTGCTCTAAGAACTTGTTTTGTATTATTATTTAAGTCTGTAGCTTTTACTGCTGAACCAGAGGAGTATGTTGCTTTACCCTCGACAGCATTACCACCATTATTAAGTATTTTGGTGCGTCGTCTTACGTGGATTTTAAAAGTATTATCAGGGGCTGAATTACTTCCGCTTGTATTCCAAGTTATTGTACCACCGGTTGCAGTATAATCTGGTATGGTATAGTCATGTAAACCAGAACCACCGTTAGTTTTTTTAACTCCATTTACAAATACTTCTATTTCGCCTTCTTCAAAGGTATCAATAGAATAAGTAATATTGCCGCCAGTACCATTCGACGGGGGTCGATGAGATAGTTGTGACATTTATTTAGCTATGTTAAGTATTTCGTTAGTTTGTACCTTCTTCAGATACTTTTGACGTTTCTTTTCTTTTTGTTCAGCTATGACATCAGCAACTTCTTGCATCTCCATAATAGATGCCCATGCTTTACGTCTAGCTTCTTGGAATAAAGCGTCTATCTTACCATTATGCCAATAGTTTCTAGCATCATACTGAGCACGTTTACCATCACGTATATCTTTACGCATCTGTGCAAGCGATGCTATAGCTTTAGGATCTTTGGCTAGTTTGTCTAGTTCACGCTCTAGGTTTTGATCTCCAATAGCTTTTTGGAATAAAGATCTAATACGTGGTGTATCAGTAAGGTTAGTACTATCTGGTGCATAGTATGTAGAAAGACGTAGATCGTAGCCGCTATCGAAAAGAAACTGTCTACCGGGGCTTTGATCTAATGTTAAAGTTACTGGACTAAAAGCATTGAACGCTCTTGTTAAGAAGTCCCACTGCTTGATAGGTTGTCCATTTAACATATCGTACTTAACAGGAAGTGGTTGGCCTGCAAAGGCTTCTGTAAGCAAGTTACGATTTCGTAAGGATTGGTCAATACCAGATCCGATTTCACGCATGTATGGTGTAAATAATCTACCCAACTCATTACGTAAACCAGCAAGTGGTACGGTGTTGTTAGCTAATCCAGCTATAATTCTGTCAAACTGACCGGGGCGACCAGCGAATAAGTCAACAAAGGACTGTATACCAGCAAGATAAGACTTACTTGTAATAGCCTGTGCGACAACTAGAGATACTTTCTGTAGCTCTCTTTCTGTCCACTCTTCACCCATAAGTAAACTTGCGTCACCTATGTCAGCGATTGTAGACATAATAAGGTTGAATGGTTCAAAGGTATCGTAGCCTACACGTACAGCTCCTAGCTTTATAGTTCTAGGTTCAAACTTAGAGTCTAGCCATAGCTGCCTCTTTTGTCTGTCAGCTGGGCCGTTACCTGTAAGATCACCACGCATCCATGCCATTGATGCCATAAACACAAGAGCAGCACCCATCGCAAATCGGCCTGTTTGTAATGCCTTAGCGTTGGCTAGCTCAACTGCGTTTGTGATACCATAGCGTTCTACATTTTTTAGATTGCTAGGTGATGCAAATGCAATATCGTTGAACTCTTTGACTAAGAAGTTAAAACCGGGTGTGTGCTTTGCTGTAAGTGCAAGACCGTTGACACCAGTTCTAGCAAATAGAAAGAATGGTTTTGCCCAAGGGTTAGCACTAAACACATCGTTAAGACCTTTTGCAAAGCCTGTAAGCTCCTGTGTAAGTGTTACTTCTCGTCTAGCAAACTTAGTAGCCTCGTCTATAATATTACCTTGTGAGTCAAATACCTGTGCATAGAAGTCATCTTCATATGCTTTCATAACCTCTGGTGTTATCTCTGGTAGCTTGATGCCGTCAGCAGATTGTAGGTCAAGAACATTACGCATAGCTTTCTCACGCATCTTAGGTTGCGGCCATGATCTTAGTAGAGTATGTAAATAAGTTACTGTTGTTCATAGACCTTGCCATGTTTGCTACTGCAAATGCTGCACGATCTCCAAAACTAGCTCTACCACTGTCTTCTGCCCATCTACGTATAAGCTCCCAGTTTTCGTCACCACGAGTAAACTCAGAATAACGTGTCTTGATAGATGCTATATCACCTTTCCAATATGAGTTTAGTCTTTCTCTAAACAATGTAAAGGACTCAGGTATAGACTCTATCATAGCGTTCATAGATGCCAAGCCTGC